CAAGGCAAGAACGTATTATACATCACGCTTGAGATGGCTGAGGAGAAAATTGCTGAAAGAATTGATGCTAATCTTTTGAATGTTCCTATTCAAAAACTAGCAGAACTTCCTAGAGTAATGTTTGAGAATAAGATTAGTAAATTATCCAAGAAGACACAAGGTAAACTTATAATTAAAGAGTACCCTACTGCATCTGCTCACGTAGGACATTTTAAATCATTATTAAATGAATTAGAACTTAAAAGAAAAATTAAACCAGATATTATATTCATAGACTACTTAAATATTTGTGCCTCACAAAGGTATAAAGGATCCATTGTAAACAGTTACACTTATGTCAAAGCAATTGCCGAAGAACTCAGAGGTCTTGCCGTTGAAGCAGGCGTTCCTATCGTTTCTGCTACGCAAACTACCCGTGCTGGCTACGGTAGTAGTGATGTTGACCTTACCGACACCAGCGAATCTTTTGGTCTCCCTGCTACTGCTGACCTTATGTTTGCCCTTATTTCTACCGAGGAACTTGAAGAGCAAAATCAAATAATGGTCAAGCAGTTAAAGAATAGATATTATGACCCTACTTTGAACAAAAGATTTGTCGTAGGTATTGACAGATCTAAGATGAGGCTGTATGATGTCGAAGACGCTCAGAAAGATCTAGTTGATTCTGGTGCTGAAGAGCAAGTCATTAAAAAAGTTCAAGGTAAAAAATCCTTTGCAGAATTAAAGTATGATTGATTTTAAACGTTACGAAGAGTTTGTTGATGCCGTAACATCTGATAGTTCTAAAGATTTTGTCAGTCTTGCTGACCGTCTAGGTGAACTTGACAGAGAAGGTGCTAACATTGAACGTCTTACCACTGCTGGTGTAGGACTTGCTGCTGAGTCTGGTGAGTTTCTTGAGATCGTTAAGAAGATGGTATTTCAGGGTAAACCTTGGAACAACGATAACAGAGAGCATCTTATTATTGAGTTGGGTGACGTTATGTGGTACGTAGCACAGGCTTGTATGGCATTAGAAATTGACTTTGAAGATGTAGTTAAGGGTAATGTTAAGAAACTAGAGAAGAGATATCCTGGTGGCAGTTTTAGTATTGATAAATCAGAACATCGTGCTGTAGGTGATCGTTGATGCATACATTATTAACTCTCATTTGCATAGGTTTAATAGTTCTTGCAATAGTTTTTTCTATTGTTCAAAAATATAATCCTCATGCCTGAACCTACTAAAGGATACCTACCATTATTTGCATCAAATATAATCTTCCTCGATGTTGAGGAAGATACTGATGAGCTAAAAACTATTGGTGGTGTAAAAAGTTCTAATATTGATGGTGATATTAAAGATAGTGAAAACTTTAGAATCTTAGAGAAATGTCCTAGAGTAAGAGATATTATATTAAACAAGTGGAGACAAGTTGCAGATGAATTTTTTAAATATAAACACGATTTTGCTATAACAACATCTTGGATTACTGATGTTGAACCAGGTGCATCATCACAGTTCCATAGTCATTTTAATTGTATGATTAGTGGGGTATATTATTTTGATACTTATGATGAACTTAGTGCCCCAATAGAGTTTATAAATCCATTAACTAAATTTCAATCTTTTTGGATTGAACCAAGGGAACCTTCTTTAGCTTGCTCTACTCTATGGACATTACCTCCTAGAGATAAGCAGTTGATATTCTTCCCTAGTTATCTTGAGCATAGAGTTGGTCTACATAGAGGTGATAAGATGAGACATTCCTTAGCATTTAATATAGTTCCTATAGGACTAGTTGGTGGTGCTGATTCATCGTACAATAACAAATGGTTTAACTAATGAGAGAAGATTCTATTTCAGATGCTTGGTCAGAATCTAGGATTGATAAACCTAAGAAGTATCCTATGCCTCTTTGGTTAACTGATGAAGATTTTGAATATATTGTTCAGACATTATGGAAGTGCCGTAAGAATACTGGTGAACCTAAATGTGGTGAATTATATGAAAGACTGAGTAAGATATTAGAGGTTTCTAAATAATATTGGAGACCTGCGTATGACTAATGGCGGTTAGTAATAAAGATGTTGAAGTTCTTAGTGAAGCTATGTTTTGCTATTACTTTGCCATATGGAATAAAGGTAAGCAAAGTAAGTTAGAACCAAAAGATTTTAATAATTTTAAAAATTCGACTGATCTTAATAAATGGACTAGAGATCTAGGTCTTAATGGTGTCATTGATAATGTCAATAGTGATCCAGCATTAATGTCTAGGGTTAGTAAGATTGGTGAGTTCTTAAATCAAAAAGACCAAAGGTGGCATAACAATTTGGTTATGCAGATGGAAAAGTTTTTTAGTAATAGTAAGATTAAAGTAGGTCAGGGTAAGTATCGTGCTATGAGAGCTGATAAATTACCAGCAGCAATAAATCCATACAAGGCATACGAGGAAATATCTAAGAAGGTAAAGGGTAAGTTAGGATTTAAAGGAAGAGTTGATAAAGATAAATGGAATCCATCTGATGTATGGATCATTAGTACTAAATGTGATGCACAATTAAAGACATTTATTAATGTCCATAAGAATAGGATTATGAATAATCCAGAGTACTGTGTTGACTATATGAATAAGTTGAATAATTTTATTCGTGATCAATTTAGGAGGGGTAATATATTCCCTGTCTCATTGAAAGCACCTAGTGGTGGTAGAGTTGTAATTACTTTTGAGAATGATAAGTTTGATGCTGTTAAGAAGGTTGTTAGGTATACTAAGATAGAATTTACTGATACTAATCAGGATGCTAAGATTAGATTTGCTGTTGATAAAGTTAATATAGAGACAGGTAAGGTAGTAAAGAAAGATTATATCAATGGATCTATAAAAACAAAGACAGTTAAATCTGGTGGTGCAAGACTTGAGATTGAAGGTGGGTCTGGTGCTGGTGCTAGATATGGATCGATGGGTACAGAGAACTATCAGTGGATAATAAAGGAAACTGATATGACTGGTATTAAAGAGTTGAATTCTATCAGAAACCAGGCTAAATTCACTGATTTAAAGAAGAAGTATTGGACTGCTGTAACTGGTAGAGAGTGGTTGGGTAGAGGAAAGTATGTTAAAGCTTTTAATAAAGATAAAGAATCATTTGCTGAAGAGATAGCACCATACACACAGGAATTATATAAGAAGATTAATAATAAATTGTGGGATGCTGCTGCTGTTAGGGGTGCTAAGAGTGAAGAAGAGAAGTGGTTGAATAAAACTCACGCTGGTGAGGTTGCAATAGCAATGGATAAGATAACAAAACAAATGATGAAAGACATAACCACTGAGAATCTATTTAATTTGGCAGCATCACAGGGATTTGGTGCTGGTGTTTCTAAATCACAAATAGAAATAAGAAAGAGAGCTGCTAAACAATTGGGTGGTAAGATTGGTACTGCTAAAGATAAAGAATTAAATGCTATTCCTATGGATGAAGCTAATAAGATCTGGGAATCTTGCTTTTACGTGGTGGTCAAATAACAAACTGGCACACTACTGTCCCACGACCCTCTGAAATGGATTATAATACAGGGGTATTCGAGAGACACCTATGCCAAACAAGCACCTTCGTCATCCAGAAGATTCAGTTTTGCACGGAAGGAAGGTAGTTTGGGAGACACTTAGAGAATTGGTTAAGGCAACGAGGTTGTCTGTCAAATGGGATGGAGCACCTGCTATAGTGTGGGGTACTAATCCTAAGAACGGAGAGTTCTTTGTTGGTACTAAGTCAGTCTTTAATAAGAGAAAAGTATTAATAAATTATACTGTTGATGATATAGTATGTAATCATAAAGGACCAGTGGCAGATATTCTTAAGTTATGCTTGGAGTATCTTCCTAGAACTGATAAGATCTATCAGGGAGACTGGATAGGTGTTGGTATGAAAGGTAGGTTGTACCAACCTAATACTATTGAGTACCTCTTTCCAGAGGAGATTCCGCAGAAGATAGTTGTTGCACCTCACACAGAGTATACTGAGGTTAGTCCCGAAGCGGAAGGGAAGATTGGTGTTACCTTAGAATCAACTGAGGATTGTTTCTTTGTTAATACTAACAATGCAACTATCAAGCCACCACTAGGATGGAGACACTTGATACCATTCATCATTCCTGTATGGAAGATGAAAGCACCTGTTCCGAAGAAGGGATATAATTATTATTTGATGGAGATTTCCAAGCATATAAACAGTTATGTTTCCGTAGGTTGGTGGGAAGATATGTCTGCTGAACAAATGTATAGTGAGTTAGATGATAAATATAAGAGTGAGGTTAATGTCTATACCTTTAAGGTGTGGTTTATGATCCTCGATTTGAAACAGCGGCTACTCAATGCCATCAAGGTGGATGGAGATGTTGAATGTTTTATCAATGGAGACCCCTCGAAACATGAAGGGTATGTGATATGTTCAGAAAATCCATACAAGATTGTAGATCGTTGGGAATTTAGTAAAGCAAACTTTAATTTAGATAGAAATTGGTCATATGAAGAAGTTTAGCTCATTCCTAGCTGAGGCACAGAGGTCTCAAGCTGCGAGTCAAGCAGAAAAATTGCAACTAACTCACGTAGGTTACGGAAAGTATGCCGATGTAAGAGGCAACGTAACTCATATGAGTAAGGGTGGGAAGTTAGTTAAGTTAGACCCATCCGAAGTCCCATCTGCGAGGGGGTCAAGTGGACAAGAAGAAGGAGGTAGCGAGGATAAGGTCGATCAAGGCGAGGTATCTATTACATTTGGAAGATTTAATCCACCTACTACTGGACACGAGACTCTGATACGCAGAGTAAAAGCAGCAAGTAAAAATGGAGAGTATAGAATATACCCCTCAAGGACGGAGGATCCTAAG